GGTACTAATTATAATCCGCAGGAAGCACTTAATATGTATTTCCAAACAGGTAGTATAGTTGGTAGATCTTTAACTCAAGATGGTGATCCAAATAGAGGTAAAGTACCTATTCAAGAATTACAAACATCAGCTGCTAATGGTAAAATAGGATCTTTAATTAATACTTATCAGTATTATTTACAAATGATAAGAGATGTAACCGGGCTCAATGAAGCTAGAGATGGTAGCTTACCTGATAAAGATGCTTTGGTTGGTTTGCAAAAAATGGCCGCTAACGCTTCTAATACAGCAACTAAACACATTTTGAATAGTATGTTATATTTAACATTGAGAACTTGTGAAAATATTTCTTTACGTGTTTCTGATATGTTAGATTTTGAATTAACAAATGATTCATTAAAAGCAAGTATCGGTAAATTTAATGTTGCTACTTTACAAGAAATAGATAATTTACATCTTTATGATTTTGGTATATTTTTGGATTTAGAGCCTGAAGAAGAAGAAAAAGCTATGCTTGAACAAAATATTCAAATGGCTTTACAACAAAATCAAATATTTCTTGAAGATGCTATTGATATTAGAGAAATTAAAAATTTAACATTAGCTAATCAAGTATTAAAATATAAAAGAGTTAAAAAACAACAAGCTGATCAAGAAGCTCAAATGGCTAACATTCAAGCTCAATCAGATTCTAATTCTAGAGCCGCTGAAGAAGCTAATATGGCTGATGTTCAAAAAGCTCAAGCATTAAATGAAACAAATGTTCAATTTGAAAAAGCTAAATCTGATTTTGAAATACAAAGAATGCAAACAGCAGCTCAAATAGAAGAGCGACAAATGGCTCAACAATTTGAGTATAATATGAAACTTAAAGAAGCAGAGCTTAGTAATCAAAAAGCAAAAGAAAAAGAAATCGAAGATCGTAAAGATCAAAGAACAAAAATGCAGGCAACACAACAATCACAACTAATTAGTCAAAGACAAAATGATTCGTTGCCTACAAATTTTGAACAAACCCAAATGGGTTAATTTATTATTAATTATTATTATATTATATTATGTCAGAAACAAAAGAGAAAGCTGGGAAGCTTAAGGTTAAAATTAAACCTAAAAAACTAGTAAAAAATGATGAACCTATAAAAGTAGATTTATCCAAACCAGTTGAAAAAACTGAAGAAAAAGTAGAGCAACAAGATGCCATTCAAGAGCCAAAGACAGAAACAATACCTGATGATAAACCATCCGGAGATATACCGAAGGTGGAAGTTAAAGGAGGAGAATCCGATAAAGAGCCCGATGCCCCTGTTGAATCTACAAAAGAAGAAGAAACGCCGATAATAGAAGAAATAGCAGAAGAGCCTGAAAAAGAAGAAGAAGAAGAAGAAGAAGTTATTGAAATCGGTGAGAAAATGGTACAAGAATCTAACAGACCAACAGCTGTTATATCTGATGAAGTACCAAAAGAAAATATACCTACGTTACCAGAAAACATTGTTAAAGTTGTAGACTTTATGAATGAAACTGGCGGAACATTAGAAGATTATGTAAGATTAAATCATGATTATTCAAACGTAGATAATGATACTTTATTAAGAGAGTATTATAGGCAAACGAAATCACATTTAAATTCTGAAGAAATTAACTTTTTAATTGAAGATAATTTTTCTTGGGATGAAGATGTAGATGAACCGCGAGATGTGCGTAAAGCAAAGCTCGCATACAAAGAAGAGGTTGCAAAAGCTAAACAGCATTTAGAAGGCTTGAAAAACCAATATTACCAGGAAATTAAGTTAAGACCTGGGGTTACTCAAGAACAACAAAAAGCTATGGACTTTTTCAATCGCTACAACGAAGAACAGAAAGTAGCCGAACAGCAACATGAAGCGTTCAAATCTAACACTAAAAAGTATTTTGGTCCCGAGTTCAAAGGTTTTGATTTTTCGGTAGGAGAAAAAAAGTTTAGATATGGAATTAAAAACGTTAATGATGTAGCTGATAATCAATCAAATATTTCCAACACCATTAAGAAGTTCTTAGACAATGAAGGAAATGTTACAGACGTAAAAGGTTATCATAAAGCTATTTATGCCGCTGAAAATGCAGATACTATTGCACAACATTTTTATGAGCAAGGCAAAGCCGATGCAATTAAAGATTTAAGCGCAAAATCTAAAAACATAAATACCGAAGCAAGATCTACAGATCCTGGTAATGTATTTGTTGGAGGATTAAAAGTTAAGTCAATTAGTGGTATGGATTCTTCAAAACTTAAAATTAAAACACGCAAATTTAACTAAAAATTTTAAATTATTATGGGATCAATTTCTCCTGTATTTGGGTCGATCGTACCTTCTCAAGTACAACAAACTTTACAAAGTAACTATTTAGCTTTCAATGGTGGAGCTAATGACTTTGCTCAACAGTATCTTCCTGAGATATATGAGCAAGAAGTTGAAAGATATGGAAACAGAACATTAGGTGGTTTCCTTAGAATGGTTGGCGCTGAAATGCCAATGACATCTGATCAGGTTATCTGGTCTGAGCAAAACAGATTACACATCTCTTACACAGGTGTAACTGGGCCTGGAGCTGGTTTAGCTGTATTTAATGTACCAACAAACAACGGTACTATACAAAACGCTATTTTTGCAAATGATACTATCGTTGTTATGAACCCTGATTCAGGTGTAGTATTAAAAGGTATCGTTGGTTCTGTGGCTGCTGGTGCAGGTACAAGTACAAACGTAACTGCTTATCCTTTTACTGCTGCTAACTGGGACGGATTGTTCACTGGTGGTGGTGCTGCTACGAACCTTAAAATATTTGTTTATGGTTCTTTATATGCAAAAGGATCATCTCCAAGTACAAGCGCAAATGGCGGAAACAAATCTATTGAGCCTCAATTTACACAGTACTCTAATCAACCAATCATCATCAGAGATAGATATGCTATCAATGGTTCTGATATGGCTCAAATTGGTTGGGTAGAAGTTGCTACTGAAGATGGTACATCAGGATACTTATGGTATCTAAAAGCTGAGTCTGAAACAAGACTAAGATTTGACGACTATTTAGAAATGGCAATGGTAGAAGGTGAATTAGCTTCTGGTGCTGGTGGTGTGAGCTTTGCTGCTCAAGCTGCTAACGTACCTGGTTTCTCAGCTACTATTAATGCTCACGGTTCTCAAGGTTTATTCGCTGCTATCTCTGCAAGAGGTAACGTATTTAGCGGATTCGCTGGTGCAACTGGTATTTCTGACTTTGACTCAGTACTTAAAAATCTTGATACTCAAGGTGCAATAGAAGAAAACATGCTATTCTTAAATAGAGACATGGATTTAGAATTCGACGACATGCTAGGACAAATTTCTGCAGGTGGTCTAGGCGGTGTTGCTTATGGTTTATTTGAAAACTCTGAGGACATGGCATTAAATCTTGGTTTCTCTGGTTTCAGAAGAGGTTCTTATGACTTCTATAAAACATCATGGAAATACTTAAACGACGCTTCTACAAGAGGTGCTGTTTCAGTAAATAATATTGACGGTGTTCTTATCCCTGCTGGAACTTCAACTGTTTATGACCAAATTCTTGGTACAAACATTAGAAGACCTTTCTTGCATGTAAGATATAGAGCTTCTCAATCCGACGACAGAAGATACAAAAACTGGATTACTGGTACTGCTGGTGGTGCTTATACTTCTGAAGTTGATGAGATGGTAGTTAACTGGTTATCTGAAAGATGTCTAGTAACTCAAGCTGCGAACAACTTCGTGTTATTCCAAAATTAAGATTATTCTTATTAAAAGTGTTAGGTGCTTCGGCACCTAGCCTTTTATTTTATTAAATTATTATATTATATTATATCATGGCAAAACAAAAACAAGAAGAGGTATTGGTTGAAAAACCAGTATCAGTAAAAAAAGTAGAGGTTAAACAACCTCAAAAACCTAAATGGGAAATTAAAGATAGAACTTATCTTTTACTGCACGATCAGTCTCCATTAACATATAGGTTAGCATCTAGACATTCTACAAGATATCCTTTATTATGGTTTGATGCAGAAAAAAACGAACAAAGAGAATTAAGATATGCAACTAATCAAAATTCACCATTTGTAGATGAACAAAAAGGTGAAGCAACAATGGGGCATATTGTATTTGATGACGGTGTATTAACCGTACCAAAAGAACAACAAAACTTACAAAAACTTTTATCCTTATATCATCCAAGACTAGGATCAACATACAAAGAGTTTGAACCGACTGTTGTTGCTGAAAACGAAGTTGATGAAATACATGCAGAAATAGAGGCTTTAATGTTTGCTAAGCAATTAGACATCGATCATGCTGAAGCAATTTTAAGAGTAGAAAAAGGGTCTTCTGTTTCTAGTATGAGCTCAAAAGAAATTAAAAGAGATTTACTTTTAATGGCTAAGAAAAATCCCTATGCGTTTATGGCAATAGCTAATGATGAAAATGTAGGTTTAAGAAATACAGCAATTGTAGCTGTTGAACAAGGAATTTTAAAATTATCACAAGATCAAAGAACTTTCCATTGGGCTTCTAATGATAGAAAGCTAATGACAGTTCCTTTTGATGAAAATCCTTATTCAGCTATGGCGGCTTGGTTTAAAACCGACGAAGGAGTAGAAGTTTATAAGACTATAAATAAAAAGTTACAATAATACGTAACTATAATTATAATAGCGGGTCACTTCGGTGGCCCAGCTGTTATTCACATAAAATATTAAAATGGCAATAAACGTAAACACTGTATATCAAACCGTTTTATTAATACTAAATAAAGAACAAAGGGGCTATATGACTCCAGTTGAGTTTAATAAAATAGGTACACAAGCTCAATTAGAAATATTTGGAACGTATTTTGAGAGTTTAAATCAACAATTACGTGTTCCACAGCCAAATGCAGATTATGCTGATAGAGTCGTAAATCTTGATGAAAAAATCTCTATCTTTAAAGAAATTGGAAACGCAACATCAATATCTTCAAGCAACGTTTTCACATTACCTCAACAATTTTCCGGTGCTACATCAGTTTTAAATATGGTTACAAATCCTACACTTACTCAAGCGGCAACAGGCCCATATACTATGGGTAATAATGCTGCAGGAGTTACTATTAGCGCTGACCAAGCAAACAATGGTGTTATACAGGTTTTTCAAAATAATATATTAGTAGCAGATAGCTTATATAGCGTATCAGGTAAAAATATAAATTATTATGCTAA